CAATCCATTTACTTATCTTGTGCGTTAGTATTTTTATTTGGTAACCAGAAAAGTGCGGGAATTTCTAAATTAAATGCTACAAATCAAGGTAGAAAAGTAAATTTTGCAATTAGAACTAAGGCCGGTATTCATAAAAATCATATGAATGGTCTGGGATACGCTGATTGTAGAATATTGGCGACAACTCATGGATTTATTGAGGATGATAAAAAAGCTATTGATGATTATAAATCTGAGTATAAAGAATATTGGTCAAATATGTTTGACAAGGTTGGTGTATGAAAAGTGCAAATCCCATTAAAAAGAAAAAAATATACTAACACCCTACTTGTAGATGGTGATTCATTATTGAAAACCGCCTATTATGGAGCTAAAGATCTTTACTATAAAGATACCCATATAGGCGGTATTTTTCAGTTCTTAACTATGTTAAGAAAATGCTTAAATGAATATCGTTATGATAAAGTTTTTATTTTCTGGGATGGAAGATTCAGTGGGAGATTACGGTATGATTTATATAAAGATTATAAGGCTAATAGAGATAAAGATTTTTATGTCCCACTTGAGCCTTCAGATCCAGAACTTTTTATTCAAAAAGAAAGAGTTAAACAATATGCTGAAGAACTTTTCATTCGCCAATTTCAAGATGATATAATAGAGGCAGATGATGCAATAGGACATTATTGTAACAATATTAAAGATGACGAGAAGGTAGTTATACTATCTAACGATAGGGATATGTGTCAATTAATAGATGATAAGGTAGGAATATACCTAATCAATCTAAAAAAGATTATTACTAAAGATAATTATAAAGATAATTTTAATCATCATTACACTAATCTTAAATTAATTAAAGTAATTGCTGGAGATAGTAGTGATAATATAAAAGGTATAAAAGGAGTAAAAGAAAAAACTCTTTTAAAATATTTTCCTGAATTATCTACAAGACCTTTGACATTGGATGAGATAATTAGTAAAATTGAAGTATTACAAAATAAAAGAAAAAGTAGATTAAAAACATTGGATAATATAGTAAATAGAGTTAGTGTGGGGGTACAAGGTGAAAACATATTTGAAATAAATGAAAAAATTATAAATCTTAGATCCCCATTGTTAACAGAAACGTCTACAATTGAATTGAATACCTTATTGGATACATCTATTGACCCAGAGGGTAGAAACACCAAGAACGTCATTAAAATGATGTTAGAGGATGGATTAGTAATGGCTATCCCTGGAGGGCGAGAAGGATATATAAATTTTCTAATGCCGTTTCTTAGAGTAATTAAAAAAGAAAAAAAGTATTTTAAAAACCAAAACCAAAACTCATGAAAAAAAATTATGAAAATCTACCATATGAATTTTTATTATTAATCAATAATAAACCTATTGTTGGTAGAAATTTTTCAATTAGGGGATTTAATAGAGAAAGTTTAAGATCAATAGAATTAAAAGAAACAATAGATGATGCCGTAGATACTATAAAAGCGCAATTTGTATCGAAATCGGCAGATTATTTATATAAATATTATAACCCTCATTTCATTCAAACAGAAGAAGAAGTGTTAGAAAGAGCGTACGTAGTAGACATATACGCTAATGAGGATATTTTTACTTTCCAAATAAAAGTTAACGGAAAAATTGCAGCTGAAAGAATTTTTAGTGGTAATGATTATCCACCAAAAGTAAGATATGATGTGGATATAAGAAAAATTATTCCTGAAATTATATCTATAATTCAAACAGGCTTAACTTTAAAAAATTATACAAAAGAATATTGTGGTTACGCCCTTTAACGGATATTTATTAATATACTAATTCATTAAAAATTATGATTAGAAAAAACAATACAAACTTAGGTTATTTAGGAAGTAGTTTTCAGATCAGACTAGTTAAACAATTGATAGAAGATACTAAATTTTCAGAAGAAATAATGGATATTATTGATCCAAAATATTTCGATAATGAATATCTTAGATTATTAAGTGCTAGCTTAAAAGATTACTATGAAAAGTATGAAACAATACCTACATATGAAACCTTATTTCAAATTATTAAAGTAGATATTAAGCGAGAAATTGTTAGAGAATCCGCTTTAGAAATGATTAAAGATGTTAAGAACACTGACAATAAAGATTGTTTACATACTCAAGAAATAGCTATTAAATTTTGTAAACAACAAGAATTAAAGAAGGCAATACAAAAGATTCAAAAAATTCAGGATGCTGGTGATTTTGATAGATATGATGAATGTGAAGAAATATTAAAAGGTGCATTATTAGTAGGAATAGAAAAAGATACTGGTATTGATGTATTTCATGGTATAAGTGATGTTTTATCTGAGGATTTTAGAAAACCAATTCCAACAGGTATGGTAGGTATTGATAATCTAATGGATGGGGGACTATCAAAAGGAGAATTAGGATTAATACTTGCTCCGTTCGGTGTGGGTAAGACGACATTGATTACAAAAATGGCTAATACTGCCTATAATTTAGGTTATAATGTTGTGCAAATTTTCTTTGAAGACAACCCAAAAGTTATACAGAGAAAACATATAACTTGTTGGACAGAAATATCATTGAATGAATTAAGTAAGAATAAAGAAAAAATAGAAAAAATTTTACCTAATTTTAAAAATAGGAGTGGAAGCCTTATTTTAAAGAAAATGGCTAGCGATAGTACAACCATATTAAAAATTAAACAATATCTTAGAAAACTTACATCCAATGGAAATAAACCAGACATAGTTTTTATAGATTATATGGATTGTGTTGTACCAACTAAACAATTTAAAGATGAATGGCAAGGAGAAGGAACTGTAATGAGATCATTTGAAACCATGCTTACAGAGTTAGACATTGCTGGTTGGGCAGCGATACAGGGTAATCGAAGGGCTATTGGTGCTAATGTAGTAGAGGCGGATATGATAGGTGGATCAATTAAAAAAGGTCAAATAGGTCATATTATAATATCGATTGCCAAAACATTAGAACAAAAAGAAGAAGGTAGAGCAACCGTTGCTATACTTAAATCTAGATTTGGAAAAGATGGTGTTATATTTGAAGATATTTTATTTGACAATGCCACACTTCAGATAGACACCACCATGTCTAGCGATGTTTCATTTTTAGATTTTGAAAAAGGAGAAGAAAAGAAAAAATCTACTCTAGTTATAGACGCACTTAAAAAGAAGAAAAGTATTTTAGGGTAATAGAGTGGTTCTTATTAACCATTAATGGGGTAATATGACCCAAAATTAAATAATAATAGAAGGAAATAGCTAAAAAATGAAATTATCAAACAAAATTTTGTCAGATATTACAATTTATATGAAATATGCTAGATACATTCCCGAATTAAATAGAAGAGAAACCTGGGAAGAGTTAGTTACCCGCAATAAAAATATGCATATTAAAAAATATCCCTTTTTAAAGGAATCAATTGAGAATAATTATAAGTTTGTATACGATAAAAAGGTATTACCCTCAATGAGAAGTATGCAGTTTGGTGGTAAACCAATTGAAATTTCACCTAATAGAATTTATAATTGTGCCTTTATGCCTATTGATGATATTGATTCATTTAGTGAATGTATGTTTTTACTTTTAGGTGGGACTGGCGTTGGTTATTCCGTACAAAAACATCACGTTGAAAAATGACCACCAGTTAATAGACCATATACTAAAAGAAAAAGAAGGTTTTTAGTTGGAGATTCAATTGAGGGTTGGTCGGACGCTATTAAGGTATTAATGAAATCATATCTTAATGGTAAAAGTTCTAGGATTGAGTTTGATTTTTCAGATATTAGGATCAAAGGGGCGAGATTGGTTACTTCAGGTGGTAAAGCGCCAGGACCACAACCACTAAAAGAATGTATTATTAAAATAACTGGAGTATTAGATAATCATGAAGATGGAGATCAATTAACTACTTTAGAGGTGCATGATATTATATGCTATATAGCAGATGCAGTATTAGCCGGCGGTATTAGACGTGCTGCACTAATATCTTTATTTAGTGCAGATGATGATTCGATGATGGGATGTAAAACTGGTAAGTGGTATGAATTAAATGCACAAAGAGGAAGAGCTAATAATTCTGTTTGCTTAATGAGACATAAAATTACTAAAGAATTTTTTATGAATATTTGGAAGAGGGTTGAATTAAGTGGATCTGGGGAACCTGGGATTTATTTAAATAATGATAAAGATTGGGGGACGAACCCATGTTGCGAAATAGCATTGAGACCATATCAATTCTGTAATTTATGTGAGGTAAATGTATCAAATATCACATCTCAAGAAGATTTAAATGAGAGAGTAAAAGCCGCATCATTTATTGGTACATTACAAGCAGGATATACTGAATTTCACTATCTTAGAGAAATATGGCAAGAAACTACAGAAAAAGAAGCATTAATAGGAATTTCAATGACAGGTATTGGAAGTGGAAGAGTATTGGGGTATGATATGACAAAAGCTGCGGATGTAGTTAAAAGAGAAAATGTTCGTGTAGCTAAATTATTAGATATTAAGAAAGCAGCCAGAACCACAACAGTTAAACCAGCGGGAACAACTTCTTTAACATTAGGAACTTCTTCTGGTATTCATGCGTGGCACAATGATTATTATATTAGAAGATTAAGAGTTGGAAAAAATGAGGCTATTTATACATATTTATATAAAAATCATCCTAAATTAGTAGAAGATGATTATTTTAGACCCCATGATACGGCGATAATATCTGTACCACAAAAATCACCAGAAGGATCTATATTAAGAACAGAATCCCCTTTTGAACTATTAGAGAGAATTAAAAAAGTTGCAAATGAATGGGTTAAACCAGGTCATCGTACCGGATCTAATGGGCATAATGTTTCTGCAACTATTTCTTTAAAAGATGGAGACTGGGAACTTACAGGAGAGTGGATGTGGAAAAATAGAGAATATTATAATGGTCTTTCTGTTTTACCATATAATGGTGGTACCTATGTACAACCACCATTTGAGGATTGTAGTGAAGAAGAATACAAAAAAATGTTTTCTTTTTTACAAGAAGTAGATTTATCTAATATTATTGAAGAAAAAGATGAAACTAATCTTTCAGGGGAACTTGCTTGTGCTAGCGGAGTATGTGAAATTAACTAAAATATATTCACATACTCTATTTAAAAGGTGTTAATTTAACACCTTTTTTTTATATTTACACTTTTCTTATAAAAAATTTATTGTAGAATATTTATATAGAAATGGCAGAAATTAATTATATAAATATTGATTTCCCTTTTAGGGATAGTGATAAAGGATTTTATTTTAAATTAAATAGTGTAGAGAAAGATGCTATACGTTCTGATTTATTACATTTATTGTTAACTAACAAAGGAGAGAGACTTTATTTACCTGATTTTGGGAGTGATTTACGGAAGTATATATTTGAACCAAATGATGATATAACCCACGGTAAAATTAAGGATAATCTTAATGAGTCCATAAAATTATATATTCCTAATTTATTAGTGAATGAAATATCTTTTAAAACTAATGATATAGAAGAAATAATAATAGTAGTACTAAAATATACTGTAATAGAGGGTACATTTAGCACTACAGATAC